CTGTTCCTGTCCTTACAAACTTGCCTCTTTGCTCTGCAGCGCAATACATACCATTCCTTGAAACTTATTTATACTCCGGAGAGATATTTTTAGAGAATTTCTTATGAGAAACCCACTAATTTTGACTTGTCGAACTTATTCTTTGGCTTAGATCTCTCGAAGTCCTCCTGACCGAACTTGGTATTATCCATGACCGGCCCATCGATTATACCTTCTTGCTCTTTCTGCTCCACATCGAACAACTTCATCTTCGACTTATCTATGCCGATTACGAATCTCTTTGCCATACCCGGGTCAGCGTACCTATTCTTCAGTTGCTTTACCAGTATCTGACCCATATCAGAGAGCACTTCCGTAGAGATCAGTGCGAACATCAAGTCAGCCGTCGCTGGGAGGCCGAATGACTCCGAAGTGTCCTCCAGCCCTACGTCTGAGTTCGAGTATCCCGAGCGGGTCGTCTGGGTTGCCGATATGAGCGGGACGTTGAACTCCACTGCCAATCCCCTGAGTTCTTCCGCTATCGCCTTCACATATGTATAAGAGTTTACGTTGGCCCCACTCTTGATCCGACTCGACATGCAGATGTTGAGGTAGTCGACGTAGATCACGTCCGGCATGAATGCCTTCTTTACTTTTAGCTCGTTTATAAGGTGTCTGAAGTTCGCAGATCCTGCACATGCCGTCGGGTACTCCTTGATGATTAGCTTACCCTTGGTCTTACCCTTGACCTTGGCTACCTTCTTCTCGTAGGCATCCTTGGAGATTACCTTGAGTTCGTCTAGCGAGATGTCGAGGAGATTAGCATCGATACGCTCGGCGATCTTCTCCTCGGCCATCTCCATTGTTATGTATAGAACATTCAGGCCATTGAGTAGGTTAGATGCCGCACAGTGACACATGAATAGGGACTTACCGACACCGGTGCCAGCGAGTGCTATATTGAGTGTCTTTCTAGGTAAACCACCTTGAGTGATCTTGTTAAAGTACTCAAGGTCGAAAGGAATGCGGACTTCCTTAGCATGATAGAACTCGAATCTCGAGTTTGAGTCCTCGAGAAAGTCATGACCAATACTGGTATCGAATGAGACTCCAAGTGCATCCGATAGGATCTTAGGGATTGCTCCCTTACTATTAGCGCCGGTCTTGTCATCCAAGATCTGGATTGATTGCATAATGCCATTGTATATCGCCTTCTCTTGGCAGAACTTCTCAGTCTGGTCGATGAGCCACTCGATCTTGCTATCCTGCTGAGTGATACCTTCAATGACTTCCTTGGCTGATTTGAAAGTCTGGTCAGCAAGAGGCTTGTTAGCAAGTTCAAGTCCGATAGCCTCCTTCGAAGGAAAGCTATTGTAACTATCGACGTAGTTATTGATAATAGAGAAGACGGTTCGATCGGCAATATCGTGAAAGTACTCTTCCTTTAAGAACGGAATAGTCTTGCGACCATAGTCCTCATTGTAGACCAGATTATTGAAAATAAGCTTTTCGACGGACATGCAGTTCCTTCACTATAGTCGTACTTGGTAGAGCTGGGGAATTTCCTCATTGTGTGAGGAGCTCGTGAAATGCTAGGAGAGCCATGATCATGGCCGCACACAGCAATATTCCCTGCATTAGATCACTCTTCAACATTGTCTTCCTCCTCCATGATTGCACCCATCGCCATTCGATATTTATTCTCGATATGCTTCGCGAAGTCGGTCTCTTGGAACATCTTTACCCAGAATTCCTTGCTGTCTATGATGTCGCCGATGCGCATGCTCGGGGTTCTTACCTCTCCTGTTTCCTGATCGACTACTGCATACCAGCCATTCTTTGGCTTAACAATATAGCCACCATCGAGAGCAACATCCAGTAGTCCACTCCAGCGATTGATACCCCCATTAAACGAAATGGTGATGGGAATCTTGGACTTTTCCTTGACATAGCGACTCTTCTCCACATTGATTACGAAGTGATAGCCCTTGATCTCCTTGTCGTCCTTATCCTGCTGACGACCGAGAATCCAGATGTTATCAGCTCCGTAGTAGGAACCGGTACCGCCGCCGACGATGTCCTTAGGATAGAGTCCGATCTCCTTGTAAGTATGATTGATCACGACCATCGGGATGTCCTTCAGGGTCATGTGCGGAGTGATCATGCGGAATAGGGACTTGAGCTGCTTGGCACGAGTCATGTCTGCAACTGACTTTCCTTCTAGCGCATCCTCGACTTCCTTCTTGGAAGCCAAGTTGCCGATGGAGTCGATGACGATCATGACCTGATCCTTGCGATCGAGCTGCTTGAGTTGTGCCATGATGTCGAACTTAAGTTCCTCGACGTCTGTAATTGGTGTATGAACTACCGAATCAAACGGAATGCCGAAGGTATTAAAATATGCCTGCGGAGTTCCGAACTCGCTGTCGTAGAAGAGGATGATGCCGTCCTTGTACTTCTTAAGAAACGCGCTCGCCATCAGAAGAGCGAACCCCGTCTTGAAGTGCTTGCTCGGACCTGCCAGCATCGTCACTCCGGGTGTTATTCCTCCGTCGACTGACCCGCTTAGTGCCACGTTTATCATCGGCACCGGAGTCGTGATGACGTCCTTCTTCGTGTATATCTTGCTCTCGGTTAGAGTTGCTGTCATATCTATCGTCGAGTTCTTTATCAATTTGTCTTTCAGCGACATTACTTTCTCCACATACGTTGTCATTAATTACTAGTATACTACGATCATCTATATTTGTAAACAGTTTTGTTTGGCTAAATCCATGATTAGCCGCAATTAAAAGAACCACGGCGAGAGGATCGAATACCAAAACAAGAAGAATAATAACCATCCTAACAGCACGGTCCAAAGTGGCGGTATCCACGGCATGACCCTCCACTCCTCCGTAAATTGCTTCTGCGATGTATTTGAGTGGACCAACTTCCGCTTCAGTTTTTTTGATTGACGATCGTACCCGCACGACTTCTTCCTTAAGAACTGCGAGTGATTGCAATTCAGTGTTCTTCTTAGCCACGAGCTCATTCCTCGTCTTCCTCTGCTTGTCTGCTGCCTGAAGAGATGATTCACCGCGACCCTTTTCTGTTATCTTAGACAGAGCATCGTCTATCTGTTGGAGTTGCTTATCATAGTCCGCTATCACGGAATTCTTGTTTTGTATCTGGGACTCGACTATAGCTAATCTGTCCGCATCGCCCGTGGTTATATTAAGTTCCTGCTCGATGTGAGCCCTCGACAAGAAGCCGAAAGTTCCCATGCTTGTTATGAACATGAGTACTATTACGGCCAATGAGAGATACGACTTAAGTAACCACGGGCATGTGTTCCAATTCCTATAGAGCCACGACGTACTCACGAGCTTGCCAATCTCGAGGGCAGCCCCCATGATGACCACGGGATAGAACGCGGCCGAGAATATGGTAGTTAGTCCGATTATACTGAAGTAGGCCGAGACGCCCGAAACCACGAGCGCGACGAGCATCGCCAGGATGTTTATCATTCGTCTACGTAGTTGTTGACTTTGTCGATGAAAGTCTTGATCTTAGTAGCGCGATCCGGCCAGAGGATGTAAGTCTTATCCGGATCCTTGGCTAGGTTAAGCAGCAGCGGCATGATCATGTCCCGCAAGCCGTGTAGCTTGTCTGTCAGATCCTGCGTTGTCTTCACTGTGATCTTAGACTGCTCTTCTACCTTCTTCTTGAGCATCTCCTCGTGCTTGCGGAGCTCCTGCTCAGATACGAGACTAAACCCAAAATCATTATCTTCATTCATGAGAAAAACCCTTCCAGTGTTGACTTTTTTTCTGCCTGCCATCCAATGATCCTCGTAATGGCCTCGAGCGGATCGAGGAATGCCTTCTCGAACTGCTTTTCCCTATCTACGTACCTATCTAGGTCGAACTCAGGTGGCATAATATCGGGAACCGCAAATACACTCTCGTGTACAGGGTTGGGCATCTTGAGATAAGCGAATCGAATCTTGTCACCCTCTTGAATGTGAGGGTACTTCTTCTGTAGCTTGAGCTTGTCCACCATCCTGTTATAAAGCAATGAACCCTTAACCTGAATTGGCAGTGACTTATCTTCGAGTTTGTATCTCATCTGATAGACACCACCATTCGGAGCTCGCTCGTAGTAGTTGAACTTAACACCACGCGGGAATGCCACGTCCTCGAACGGGAGCTTCATGAACTCCTTGCGGAACTCGGCGATGAATCGCTGGAAGTTGTCCTCGTTCTCGTTCATGAGGATCTCGAGAGCCTTCTTGATGTTGTCGCGGCATGCCATAGGCGTGGAGGACCTGACGGCCTCGATGCCCATCATCTTCAGCTTAGGCTTGTCGAACTGCACACCCTCTACGTTCCACGCGTTGAGGATGTACATCTTCTTGGCTTTCCAGATTCCCTTGTTGGCGATTGTCTCGCGCTTCATCTGCATCTTCTGCTCGCGAGCATTCATCATGTCAGCGAGCTCTTGGTAGCACCTGTCGATGTAGGGCTGGATCTTGGCTTCTATGAACTCATCGAGCGCCTTAACGATCTCTTGATCGGTTTTATCGGAAAGCACCTTCTGTACAAGCGGGCCGAGGTTAACGTAAATTGAGTCGGTGTCAGCCGCGATAACATAGTCCGCATCCTTCTTGAGCATTCTACCAAGGAAAGCATTGATCTTACCTTCAATCCAGCGAATGCTGAGCTGTCCGGAAGTCGTAATCGCTTCTGCGTTATCAAAGGAGAACCATCTGAAGTACTCGTTCCCCAGTGCACCGTAAGCAGAGTTGAGCTGGATCTTCTTCGCCAGTTGCATATTGTGGTAACGCGCGATGAGCTTCGCGTCTTCTGGGTTCTTGGTCTTTTCGTAACTGCGCTTTGCTTGCAGCATCTTTTCCTTATAGACAACACGATCA